TTAGCAGGCTATCATATCAGAATTATCTTTGTGTTTTTCGACAACTTTCTTAACACTTGATTCGTGCCAAAATACCTCTTTGTCACTTACCTTGATAGGTTGAGGAATTTCACCATTCTTAATCATGCGATAGAATTTAGTCCGGCCAATAGACATTAGCATCATAAACTCTTTAGCACGTACACGACGATCAATCTCCATTCACCCCTCCTTACTTTCCGCTTTAACTTCTAATTGAGTGCCTTCAAACGTGCCGTCACCTCCACAATTAAGACAATGTGTATACATACCTAAACCATCCCCATCAGGACTAAAGTTTTCAGGAAATGACTCATCAAGAAATACCGTGCCGCCAATTGGTTTGGTGTGAATATGAGGAGCAAGACCGTAATAGGGGAAGATGCATTCACCATTTCCATCATCACAAAATTCACATGTTTTAACTTTTAATTCACTCATCCCTCAGCTCCCGATTCAATATCCAGCTTCATTGCACCTTCCTCTGGATATTCGGTCATCCAAAAGTAATAGCCTTTGCCACTGTGCCCATCTTCAAAAAAATTTAATAGTTAGTTCAGTTTCAAGTTGATCTAAATCATTTTCACCATCAGGATTTACAAATTCGAGAAGGCTTTTTAATTGGTGTCCGTTAAGAGTTATGCTCATTGTTCAGCTCCCGATTCGCTTGCTTCTACCATTTTCTTCCAGATAAATTCATTGCGAGTATTGCTACTCATCTCAATAATTTCATCGTCAAAATCCCAAGTAGCATCAATCATCTTAGGTGTTGGCTGCTTTGGCACAACAACATAGCCCTCCGGCACCGCCTGAGCTTTGGCTTTTTCTAGCTCTGCTCTAAGCCTGTCAATTTCACAAGCCGCATGTTGGCAAATAACACGTAATTCATTTTCGCTATATTCATCTACGTGCATCATCATCAAATGGCTAATTTCAGTACCAAATTGACTATCACCTGCAAATACCCAAACAGCACCATTGTCTTGCTCAAAGCTTAGATTGACTTTGCCTTCTTTATTCAAATCTGTCATGCTGCCATCTCCAAATACTTATCTGCCAAATCATGCATTAGTAGGTTTCCTGAACCTGACTCATACCAAATACCTAATTGGCCGTTTAATCTAAATCTCAAAAGTTCGTTTTGTTCTGTCTTGCTATATACGTCTGCACCTTGATCAACTAACCAGTTAGAGAAATCCTCAAACTTAGATGGAAGAAGGGCTAGACGATTCTTATAACTTCGGTTGCTGCCATACCGACTTCTTAATATTTGCCAGTCGTTCATTCTGCCACCTTCAATGTTTTAATTGCGTCATCTATAGCTTTGTTGAATTTACGAACATCTTGCTCTAATGCTTCGATAGCCAAGTCTTTAGCAAAGACGCGAATAATAATGATCTGTAGTCCTTCTGGCAGACGTGGGTCATAACTCACAAAGTCACACCATTCACGACGAGTACAAGCCAATTGGCATGTAATCTGAGGGATATACTCATCAGGCACTTGCTTAGTAAGAAGGGTATTCAAATGTGTTGTAGTGTCTGGACACTTAACTTCTATTTGCCCTTTGTCACCTACAAGTCCATCTGGTGAAGCCCCGAACATTTCAATGTAAGGGTGGTCAATTAAACCTGTTCCAACTACAAAGTTACCTGTCTCATTTTCATAAGCTGCAATTGCATGAGGCTCGTTGTCGATTCCCCATTGCATTGCTGTGTTTGTGAAGATTTCCTTCTGAACGCCAGTGAGGCGCTCAGCTAGAATTGTTAAACCCAATGCATTTAAAGCTTTGCCTTTACTTGGCTTTGCATTTAAATCTTTAACTCGGCTTGCTGTGACTTTCCCACAGCGTTCCGAATGCCAATCATCACTACGCTGGAGAATGTTCATACACTTGTCCTTGTGGTTGATCAGCATGTTGAGCTGCTTCTTTTAATGAAGCGCTATGCTTAGTCCAGAAGTATTTTTGCAGTCGCCCTGAGGCAATTCAGCGTAGCCAGTTTGCAAGGCTTCTGTGCCTTCCATTGCCAAAGCGCGCATGTTATCTAAATGCTGCTGCTCATAGGCTTCATAACCTTGAGGGACATCTGAACTAACAGTCTGAACGGTAGGGATATGACAATCATCAATACGACGAGCTTCGTCTTCGTCATAAATACCTGAGAAGCCGAAGGCAACACGGGCACATTGAATTAAAGCCTTATGACGTAGCATCCGTTTTGGGTATTTTTTCCAAGGTTCTGAATTACCCTGACACTCGGATAAATACTCAGTCACAACAGTAGGGTGGTTGCGGTCTTTACGGAAAATCTTGCATGTGCATGACTCATCATCTTGTTCAAACTGGATACCATCACATACAGGATTGTCATTAATAATGCGTGCCCATCCATCAATACCAACAACTGGTGTGATGCCGCCACCTTTGGCAGGGAATGCATAAATTTCTTTTGTAAAAGGATTTAGCTTGTACTGGTTTGCAACAATTAATAGAGAAAGAAATTCATCATTTGTTGCTTTCTTAAATACTGTATTAACAAGAGTATTTGCTAACTCAGCAGGATCAACATCTTGCATATTAAAAGCTGATGCAATCTTGCTAACTTGTGACAAAACAATATTACTCATCTTTTAATCCTCAAAAATTAATAGATACATGTGGAACTAAGCCTTTATTGATGGCTTGCAAAATCTCTTTTCCTTTTGCTTCATCAATACCCAAAGCCAATAAGCCTTTAAGTGCTTCATTACAGATTTTTTTACGATGTGCTTGGTTAGCTTGGCGCGCTTCTTCTGCTTGGCGTTCGGCCTCTAGCTTCACAGCTTGTTCAGCCTCAATACGTTTACGTTCTGCTTCGGCAGCATGTTGAGCACGCAATTCAGCAGCTTCTTTTCAGCCTTTAATCGAGCTTCGCGTTGTTCTGCCTCAGCCTTTTCACGTTGTACACGTTCAGCTTCAAAACGTGCTTTTTCTTCCGCCTCACGGGTCGCTTTTTTCGGCAGCTTCACGGGCAATCTGAGCCTCACGTTCTTGTTGCTGGCGAAGTATTTCAGCTTGGCGAAGACGCTCTAATTCAGCCTGCTCGGCTTCATGTTTTTCACGAGCAACAAGAGCTGTACGAAGTGCTTCAATAGTTTCAAATTTTGCAAGTTTTGCTTCCTGCTCATATTCATCAAGAGATGAGTCAACAACTAAACTCTCTAGGGAGTCGATAGCTTTTTTGATTTCCAGTGATGGAAGATCAAAACAAAGACCATACATAACTTTGATATTTGAAATAAACTGGCTATGCTTCGCTACACGGTCTTTCTCAGCTTGCTCCCAAGCATCACGAGGCGCTAAAACCTCATCACGTAATAAATCAAACTTCTTAACAATTGAGATTCGATCATCATCAATCACTTTGATTTGAGCTTTTTGTTCAGCTACTAATTCTTTTCCACATTTCTCAATAAGAGTTTTTGACTTACTGATTTTCAAAGCAAGCGAACCAATCGCATCACGGCCTTTCTTAGTGCTTACATCTGGCACATGAGAACGAACTTCTTGAGCAATACGTTCATACAATTCATCTGTACCACCACGTTTAGCGAAAGCCGCTACAATTACGTTTTGTTCTAATACTTGTAATTCATTAACTTGTGTATTTACTGGCGCATTCATAATCTTCTCCTAATTCTTTGGTGGTTCTGGTAGTGGCATCCAGTGAGAAATGATGTGTTTCGCATCTTCAACGCCATCGCAAACAAATATTTCTTTTTGTGGTATCCACCAGCCAACTTCGATCAAAAGAGCGTAAGGGCGTGGATACCAAAACCCTTTGCTGATCTTTAAGTAGGCATAAAATACTTGTTTCTTCTTGGAATGCTGGAAGCCTTTCTTCAACACTAATCCACCCCATCACCCACCTCTCAACTCTTTTCTAATTTCAGCCAACCGTTTTAAAGTTTCACTTAGGTAAGCAATCTTCGTCTTAATAGAAAAATGATCGCTTAGCTCCAATTGGATCTGCTCAGTACCGCGACCTACATAACGCAAGTGAATCCAATTGCCACCATCAGTGATGACTGTGTCTTTCTCACTAGAAAGTGGAAGGAGGGCATTTACAGAATCTTTAATAAGATTTTGAAGTCTTGATACTTCGATAATTTCAGGATGTGCATTCATAACATTCACCATGGAGCGCTTAAATGCGCTCTCTAATTCCTGATTCGATAAGATCTTTAATCTCAACTACATCCAAACGATCAACGTAAGCCAATACCTCGCCATCTTCGTCATAAACGCGAATGTCTTTAATTTCGTTAATTTCAACTTCACGCCAAGCTTGATAGCCGTTGCCATCAATTGAGTACTGAGCATCAAAATCAACTTCTAATGTGAACTTTTCATTTGCAGTTTGAAGTACTGCTTGTTCATTTTCAGGGTCGATTGATTCAACTTTGAAAGGAGCTGCAACCGTTACAGGTTCGTTATTAGCAGGGGTGAAGGCATAAGCAGCAGTTAGAGCACTAACTACTCCTACGAATCCCATGGATTTGACTATGTTGGCTTTTATGTTCATACTTATCTCCGCATTAGATGCAAACCGCCTAGCCTTCGAACCCTATGGCGGTTTTTGTTTGTCGATGAGATAAATATAAGAAAACTTAGTTTTATTGTCAATAAGAAATCTTATTTTAATTTAAGAAATCTTACTTTTGTGTTTTAATAGACAAAAGAAAACCCACACGGGGTGGGTTGGATGGTTAGGTTTAACTACCTAATTTAGTGACGAAGAAATTTTGAAAGAGGTTGAACTACAGCATAGTCAGAAAGAATAGCTTGCTCCGCTTTATATTTATCATTTTCAGTATCATCAATAATAATATTAAAGGAAACATTATCATTTAAATTTTGAGTATCAATCATTTTTCTCAATTGATAATTTGTTTTATTCTTATCTGCTTGTATGTAGTCAATAAATGTGTTGTTGTGTGAAAAATTAAAAGGGTATTTCTCCCCAGAGCGACCAGCAAGTTTAGGGCTTACTTCAATCGAGTGGAATTTTTTTTCTAGCACAACTCTAATTGAATCTAGAATTTCATCAATTGCTTGATGTGATCTTGATTTGTATTGGTAATTGATTAGCTTTCCAAGAAGTTCAGTATATTCAATTACAGTAAAATCTAGTTGTTTTATTGATGTCTCGGCAACCAAACACCCATCTTGTACAGAAATAGATTCATACATTTTGCAAAAGTATTTAATTTTATCAATCGCATCAAAATTTTCCACGCATACAGATTCTTCAAAATGACGAACATTTAGTCCATAGTCACTTAGAATAATTTGATCTCGTGTATTCTTATGCGCATAAACTACTGCTGGAGACCCATTTGGAAAAACTAGGGGTAGAGTGAAGCCACAAGAATTTCCTTGATCAGAAAACATTTGGATAAAAGCATTCAAGACTGTATCTGAAAGATGTGCACTCATAGTAGTAACTCCCCCGCAAGAGGTTCCATTATATCACTCGACCTAATTTGCAAATTAATATTTTTAGCAAAAAGTTGAAACCATCTTTGCCAATCTTCAAGATTGTAAGATAAGTCAATTTCAAATGAGTCATCAAGAAGATGAATGTGTGGTCCATAAAAAACTTCACGCTTCTTTTTATCAACATGTGACCGTTGATGTTCTGGATATACACAAAGATCGTAAAGCCAGTTAGTCTTTTTTCCAACTCTCTGAACCAAACCAAAACTATGCTTCATTGAATCTGGTGCAATATTTGTTCTTAAAAATATACTTAACCCCACAATATTTAGCTCGGTTGATGTTTCGTAAATCGGAGCTCCTGAAAATTTATAAAGCGATAGACTATTTATTTCTCTCGCCATCTTAACTGGGGACTCAAAATATTTTGGAGCCTCCAGTATTCTTTTCCCCCTCATCAAGGTCTCCAAAGCACCTATTCCCACTCATGCGCTTCTCCAAAATTATTCCCGAACCGTTATAAAGTACTGTGTCGGGTTCACAGTTTATTAATCATTTGTGTTATTAATTTTCTGACCTAGCTTTCCTTCTTTTACCAACTGCACGACCTGCTCATTAGTAAGCACAGGAATAAAGACTTTGTCGCCAATATCTTTAGAAAGAATCTTTACTTCTTCGGCTGTTAGCACCAAAGCTTCACCATGTTTCGCAGCATCATTGATGCGAGCAATAATCTGATTGATTGGTAGTTTAGAGTTGTCCATAAGTCTTCCTGTGATTAATGCGAATAAGGATGTTCTTGTCTGTGCTGACTTGGCGGCACGATATCTGTAATAGCGGTAATACTTTCAACCTCGTCCATTTCAAAGAAAAATCGCTCACCACCATTCACAGAAAGCAAACTTAAAACCCCACCATTGATGCCGACAAATTCTTTAATTGTGCATCTTCCATCCTTCAAGCACACCTGAACAAACTCATTCGGCACAAGCTCTGCATCTGGATCGCAAACTACATACCAACCATTACGAATTGCTGGAAACATTGAGTCGCCAGTGCCTTTAATACCATAGGCTCTTGGTCCTGCTGAGTGAGTTGGAACATAACCATCACCACCGTTACCTTCGTAACCCATATCTGTGAAATACCCATCCATACCCATCTTTGAATAGGCTTTAACAGGAACGTATCTTTTTTGAATAGGGAATGGCTTAGTTGGTGTTTGGACAAATTTAACAGCTTCTTCACTATCTGGAATATTGTACTTCTGCTTAAAGGCTTCAATATCAAGAACATTTAATTGAACAGCATTGTTGTCCAATTGGGGGCCGCTTTCATCACCATTTGTTATATACGAAGTGGACACACCAAAATAAGCGGCCATTTTACTTAAAGGATCAGCTTTAGGTGCATATGCATCTTTCTCCCAACCAGTGACATTAGGCGCACTAACCCCGACGATTTTTGCCAAATCGCCTTGAGTTAATTTCTTTTCTCTTCGTAAGGCGCGAATACGCTGACCCATAGTTTCTAGTTTCTTCATATAAGTTATCTTACATCTTGCAAAAATAAGTTATCTTTGTTTTAATACTAAGAAATCTTATTTTTGAGGTTGAGCAAATGACCAAACAGGAAGCTTATAAGTTGCTTGGTGTGAATGGTGTTGGCTTAGCAAAGTTATTAGGAATTGAGCCACCTGCTGTTTATCAGTGGCCTAATGAAAAAATCCCTTTAGCTCGCGAATACCAAATCAGAGACTTAGCAAGTGGCAAAGAGCCAATTAAACGAACTAATGCAACCGCTTAGGAACTAAACCATGAGCAAAGTATCAACCGAATTGAGTGCAAGGGCTAGAAATGAAGTTTCTAGAGTTTTGCAAGCCCTTGCATCAAGCAATCAAAGTCAGGTTGCCGAACAGTTAGGGATTGATCCAAGCACATTATCACGGATGAAAAATGATAGAAAATCCAATGGCTTGACTGAGCTTGAGAACTGTTTAGTGCTATTGGACATTCTTGGATTTAAGACTGTCCTCAAGAAATATCGAATGATTAGCGAAGAAAAGCTGAATGCGCTTTTTGTGATGTCAAAAGCGTGGATGGAAAGCAAACAAACAATTGACGATCTTTTTCAAGATGACATTGAAGATTTCGGCATGTGTTTTGAGCTTGGATATAAAGAAAAAGCCTGATCTCGTAAATCAGGCTCAATGTTCAATCGGAGCAAACCATATGAACTATTCAATATTAGCAGACATTGAACTAAATCGGAAGATTAGTTTGTTTCAAAAAGCGGTTGAGGCTTATGTGCTTAATCGAATTCTCGAAAACTCTATGGCATTGGCTAAAGCGAAAGCTGAATTAGCTGCATTTGTATTGAGAGGTGTTTGATGGGTGCATTGAAGCAGGCTGAAATTATTCCAATTTCAAAAGGTAGGGACAAGATGACAGACAAGTTCGAAAAGGGCTATGTGATGTCTAGTCGTCTTTATCGTAGTGATGTGCGTCCATTTCTTAGTGATGCAGCACGTAATGTGTATGCTGAACTGGAAGACCGCATCAATGGTTTTAAAGACAAAACTACTGATTTTGTAAGTTACTCTCAATTGCAGGGCGGCAAGCTTGAAGGTTCTAAAAACTAAGCACCACTACAGTTCGTAAAGGCCTAAAAGAATTAACCGATTTAGGCGTTGTAACTGTTGTTAGTTCTGATTCAAGAAAGGGTAATGAATACAGAATTAATGAGGTGTCATTAGTCGAGCACTTTAAAAACTGCAATACCACTTTAGAAAGTAAAGCACTACAGAAAGTAAAGCGCGAGCACTTTACTAACGAAAGCGCCAGCACTTTAGAAACTAAAGACACAATAGAATTATATAAAAATATTTATAGAGAGGAGAGCACACAAGAAAATCCAGTTGATGAAGTTCTGAATATCTGGAAACCAGATTTACAACAATTGAATTCTTGGATGCAAAGATCAGGTTTACCAAAAATCAATCAAGCTCAAGTTGAAGAATTACTACTTGAAATCAATCCTCACTACGAAAGCAAAATTCACACTGGCGCAGTAACAAGCACACAGATGTATTCAAACTTTGTGAAGTGGGTAAAACGTGATTTCAAACTTGTTGAAAAACTTTTCAAACAAGCAGAACAAAACAACACTCAAGCAATCAATCCTGAAAATCTCGAAACAGAAATGGGGGATTGGTAATGTCGAATATTCATAACATCCCTATGGAACAAGCAGTTCTTACAGCATTGATGACTGTAGACAAATCATTTGATGTTGTAAGTAACGATCTTGATGTTGAGTGTTTCTTTCCAGAGCGCCATAAGCAAATCTTCCAGGCTATTGCTGACCTTGCTAACGAAAACAAGCCTTATGACTTCGTTATGGTTGAGCAGCAGCTTAAACAAAAAAACGTAATTCATTTGATGGGTGGTTCTGAATACTTACTTCAAATGAGCAGCGAAGCGCCTTCAAGCTTTTACAACCTGGAGTCTTATGTTGCAGAACTAAACAAGTTCAAGGCACACCGTGAAGTTGAGCATATCGGGCAAAGCATTGCAGAGATTGCTAAAGACTTAACAATCCCTGATGTTCACATTGCAGCAGAAAGCATCCTGGATGGGAAGAAAACGTCAAACGATGTTGAGAAGACTAGCTTCACATTTGAAGAGGCTTTGAATCGTGCTACAGATCGTTTAATCCAAAAGGCTGAGGCTAAAGCTAACAAGCAGTACACAGGCGTAAAGTTTAACTTAACTCACCTGGATAACCTTGTTGGATTAATTCAAAAGGACACTTCTGCATCGTGGGTGGTCGTCCTGGTTCAGGTAAATCAACTCTAGCTCAAATGTTAGTTATTCAGACAGCAGTGCGATACAACGAGCCTGTATTGGTTGTATCTGCCGAAATGGATGTAGAGACATTCACAAACCGCTGTATCTCAGCTTTAACTCAAATCCCTTATGACAACATTCATAACGCTGAATTATTTGATGGGATGTTGGCTCAATTTGCAGATGCTCAAAGACGATTCAGTTCTTTGCCAATCCATATCGAAGATAAGCAAAAGCCGACAATTGCAGAAATACATTCTTGGGCTCGTAAAGCTAAGCGCAAATACAAAAGACTAGGATGCATCGTTATTGATTACCTTCAATTGGTTCGTGACCCAAGTAAGAAAGACCGTTACTAAGGAAGTAAGTTCAATTAGCCGTGATTTAAAAGCACTTGCTAAAGAGTTTGATTGCCCAGTTATCGCATTAGCTCAGCTTAACCGTGAGTCTGAGAAAGGCAAGCGACCTAAAGCATCAGATCTAAAAGAATCAGGTCAGATTGAACAAGACGCAGATCAAATCATCCTGGCGAATCCAATCATTGGTGAAGACGACCTACCGTCAGGTGTCACCGAATTAATCGTTGCTAAAAATCGTCATGGCAAGAAAGGCGTAGTTCGCGTTATGGACCGCTTAGATATCTGCCGTTTTGTGACTATTCGAGAAGAAGGAATGGCTGCATGAAAACTTTAAATAGAACAAAGAAATTGAACTTTGATGACCAGCTTAGCTTACTCGTGTTTGGCTGTCATGCATCAGCGCCTTTCAGTGTCAAAGACGTGAAGGAATCAGTGTTTGATTTCAATCGAGGAACCATCTACAGCAATCTTCAAAAATTTGTTGAATGGAAATATTTCGAACGTGTTGGGAAAAATCATTACAAGGCAACTCAATACGCAAAAGACATCCTGAATGTTAAAGGGGAGCTGAAAGCATGATCGAATTTGTAGATTACACATCAATGATGAAGCTCCGCAGAGATTACAACCTCGGCACTCGCAATAAAGAAACAAGAGCAGCAGCGAACCTCTATGAGAAATTAAGAAAGCTGAAAATGCTAGACCAGTTTAAGCAGGAAGCCATGACAGGACATGACAAGGAGGCGGTATGAGCAAGAAAAAGGAGCCAGCCATGAGTGAGTTTAAAGTCGGGGATTATGTAGTTCACCCTAAGTTTTCTAACAAAGGGTTGTACAAAATCTATGAGATATCAGGATCAATAACAAAAGTTCAGCTCATGCCAAATGGGCGAAAAAGTTACTCATTTAAATCTGACATTCGCCACGCCACCCCAGAAGAGGCTAACTTTCTCCAATTGCCAAATAAGTTTAGAGCTTTTGTTGCAGGGTTTGGTTCAGGTAAAACTTGGGTAGGTTGTTCAAGTCTTTGTGATAAATCTTGGTCATTTCCAAAGGTGCCGTTGGGTTACTTCGCTCCAACGTATCCGCAGATCCGTGACATCTTCTTTCCCACTATTGATGAAGTTGCTTTCGATTGGGGATTAAAGACAAAGATCTATGAATCAAATAAAGAAGTGGATCTTTATTATGGACGTCAGTATCGAAGCACAATTATCTGCCGTTCAATGGAAAAGCCCAACACTATTGTAGGTTTTAAGATTGGTCATGCTCTGATTGATGAGCTTGATGTGATGACAAAGGTCAAGGCTCAACAAGCTTGGCGCAAGATCATTGCTCGTATGCGATATAAACAAGCTGGTTTGTTGAACGGTATTGATGTTGCAACAACGCCAGAGGGCTTTAAGTTCACTCATGAACAGTTTGTTAAGGAAGCAAACCTAAGTGATGCTAAGCGCGCACTTTACGGAATGATTCAAGCTTCAACTTACGACAATGAAGCCAATCTCCCTGATGACTACATTGCATCATTGTTTGAGTCTTATCCACCTCAATTGATTTCTGCTTACTTAAAAGGCCAGTTTGTTAACTTGACGAGCGGGGCAGTTTATCCAGACTTCGACCGAACCTTAAACCACACAGATGAAGAAATTAGACCTAATGAGGCTTTGCTCATTGGTATGGACTTTAACGTCTTAAAGATGGCTGCTGTGGTTTATGTCATTCGAGATGGCAAGCCAAGAGCTTTAGATGAGCTGGTAGGCGTTCGTGATACGCCAACTATGGCTGATCTTTTGATTGAAAGATTTCCTAATCATGAGATGACAATTATCCCTGATGCGGCAGGCCAAGCTACTTCATCGAAAAAGAGTAGCGAATCTGATCATGCAATATTGAGACAGAAAGGTTTAAGGGTGGAAGTAAATTCAACAAACCCGAACATTAAAGACCGAATTAATGCAGTAAATGCTTTGATCTTAAATGGCAATGGTGAGCGAACACTCTTAGTCAATACAAATAAATGTCCAAGACTCACAGAAACTTTTGAGCAGCAAGTTTATGACGATTTTGGAATGCCAGATAAGAAATCAGGCTTGGACCATGTCGGAGATGCTGGCGGATATCCTCTCGCCAAACGCTTCCCAATTATTCGTCCTGCAAGATCACTAGATATAGGAATGGTTTACTAATGCCAGTTAATACTGAACATCAAGCTTATGCAGACATGAAAAAGCGTTGGGAAACTATCGACGATGTCTGTGATGGTTCTGCCACGGTTAAGAAGCGTGGCGAACTTTATTTACCAAAACCCAATGTATCGTCTGATTTAACGCAGAATGATCAATATTATTTGGCTTACTTAACCCGTGCTGTGTTTTATGAGATTTCTAAAGACACATTAAACAAGATGGTGGGCGTGGTATTTGCTGAGGACCCAACGTTCGAACCGGATGGAATGGATTTTCTTAAATACGATGCAGATGGTACAGGCAAGTCAATTTATCAAGTTGCACAATCTGCCTTGCAAGGTCAGCTTAAACATGCACGTGGTGGTTTATTTGTTGATTATCCAACTACTGACGGCAATGTGTCTGTGCAGCAGGCAGAGAGCTTAGGCATTCGGCCAACGATCGTTTTTTATGAATCGTTGAGTATTATCAATTGGAGTCTAAAGCGAGTTGGTTCGGTCTATAAGCCTGAACTTATTGTCTTGCATGAGAAGACTACGGAAAAGGATCCAGAAGACGAATTCTCTAAGAAAGAAATCAATATTTATCGCGTACTTCGACTTGATGAAAACAATGAATATAACGTTCAAGTTTATACAGATAAGTCAGGAGAACTACAGGGCGGGGATATCTTTTATCCAACGAATTCATTAGGCCAAAGATGGAATGAAATTCCTTTTATTCCTTTGGGGTCTTTGGCTAATGATTGGAATATTGACCCGATCCCATTAGAACCAATTGTCACTATGAACTTGGCCCATTATCAAAACAGCGCAAGCTATGAAGAGATGGTATTTATCTGTGGACAAGCTCAGCCAGTTATTAATGAACTTGATGAAGGTTGGCGTGACTGGTTGCAGAAAAATGGAGTTCGCTTAGGTTCTAAGAATCCTTTAATGCTTCCGAAAGGCTCATCATTTGACTACAAGCAAGTCACTGAAAGCACCTTAGCAAAACAGGCTATGGATGCTAAAGAAAAGTACATGCAGGCCATGGGTGCCAAGATTCTTGAGACGGAACAAGTCAATAAAACGGCTACTCAATCAAATAATGAAAAACTTGCTCAGTACAGCGTCCTTTCTTTGTGTGTGGCCAATACTAATGAGGCGATGGAATATGCGCTTAAATGGTGTGCTGCATATTATGGAAGCGGATCTAAAGCGAAACTCACAATTAAGCAAGATTTTGCTAAAGGTAAGATTGACCTTGATACGCTTAAATTCTATTGGGAAATGGTGCTTGCTAATCGAATGAGTATGGAAACATTCCATGAGTTGCTTACAACTGGGAAAGTGCCAGAAATTAGCTTTGAAGATGAGCAAACACGTATCGAAAGCGAGTCAATTAATAGACCTATGGTGGTTTAAATCGCAGGAGTGACAAATGAACGTCCAGTTGTCACAACAGGCATTACTTGATGCACTGGTTTCACATCAGGCCTATCTGTATCGGCTCTCTTCAACTGAAATCAATAATCTCCTAACACAATTTGATTCGCTCTCTAGTGAGATGCTTTCAAAGTTAAGAGATTTGTTAGATGACTTGAGTGACGCTGAAAAGACTGCATTGATGGCAGCGCAATACACAACACCTGCTTTGAAAGAAGTTAGAACATTGGTTCAGACTTGGCAGGCAAGTGTAGCGTCAGGATTGCTTGAGAGCTTCACTGTAAGCGCAACAGCGTTGGCAGTATACGAAGCTACATATCAGGCTAAAACCCTCGCTAATCGCAAAATAGAACCAAATGGAAAGACGCTATTCAACAAGGCAAAGAAAACGCCTTTAAGCGGTGGTGTGCTGCTTGATTACCTATTCGAGAAGATCGCAGACGATGCAAAAGTTCGGGTAGAGAAAACTATTCGAGACGGCTTATCTAAAGGTCAGACAAACCAGCAAATTGTTCAGCGGATTAAGGGTAAGAAAGCACTTAATTACCAAGATGGCTTGCTTGATCAGAGCAGAAACCAGATTTCTACAATGGTTCGCACAGCTAGAAGTCATGTTTCTAATGTTGCATTGAATGAAACGTATCAATCCATTGGTGTTGAATATGTAAAGTTCATTGCCACACTAGATAGCCGTACTTCTAAAATCTGTATGGGTTACTCGGACAAGGTTTACAGGAAGGATGAGCCTCATCCGGTACCGCCACTTCATCCAAACTGTAGATCGATTCTAGTTCCTGTTGCAAATCCGTCAGGTAAAACGATTGGGATGCGGCCATTCAACAATAAAGTGAATGGTGATGGTGAAATAGGCGTTGTGGATTCAAATACAACTTTTAAAGGTTGGTTTGATAAACAAGATGCGGCTTTCCAAAAGTCTTGGCTTGGGCCTTCAAGATATAAGCTATTCAAAGAGGGTAAATATTCCTGGATAAGTTTGTTGATCCTTTAACTGGTCAGCCATTCACACTTGCTGAACTCAAAAGCTTGATGAAGAAATGTTTAAGAGGTTGGGATTATGAAAGTAATTAGTCGAGGTGTGCCGCCCGAGTTGCAGACCTATAGAGACTCATGTGGCAAGTGTTATTCAGTTATCGAATTTCAAAAGAATGAGTTGCGAGTCATGAGCGATAGAAACGAAACTATCTATGTGTTGAATTGCCCTGTATGTCGTAACGATATTTGGATTGCATCTCAAGCATTAAAGCCAGTTATTTATAGAAATATGTAAAACAACTTAATTCAAACCTTAGCAGCTTCGGCTGCTTTTTTATTGCCCGCAGTTTGTGACTGCAAAACCGCTCAGGGAGCAAAACATGAAATACAAACTCGATAGCCTAGAGGGCTTATCTGATGAAATGAAAGCGCTTTACGAAGAAAAAAGATGGCGCATTTTATTTAAAAGTTGAAGGTCTGCCGCAGCAAGATAATTCAGAACTGGATGGGCTGAAACGGAAAGTTGAAGAACTTCTTGGTGAAAAGAAAACTGCCCAGCAAAAACAACGTGAAGCTGAAGAAAAAGCTCAACGTGAAGCCGAAGAAGCAGCCCGTAAAAAAGGTGACGTTGCTGCAATTGAAGCATCTTGGAAAACCAAGCTTGAGCAAGCAGAAGCAAAACATGCAGAAGCTACCAAAGCATTGCAAGACCAAGTCTACAAATTAACTGTCGGGCAAACAGCACAATCATTAGCAAGTGAGCTTTCTATCAAAGGCTCGGAGGCAGTTTTGCTTCCACATATTACAAATCGTCTTCAGGTTGAAACTGATGAAAACGGTGAGGTCAAGTACGTGTACTAGATTCGCAGGGCAAACCTAGTGCTTTAAGCATTGATGACCTCAAAAAAGAGTTCCGCGGCAATGTGGCATTCAAGCCGCTAATTGTTGCTTCAAATGCGTCAGGAAGTGGGGCTTCTGGCGGTGGTTCAGGTGGTGGAGCTGCCAAGAAACCAAGTGAAATGACCACGCAAGAGCGTTTGGAATTCCAAAAGAATGACCCTCAAGGGTTCCAAGCAGCAGTAGCGAATGGTGACTTTAATAATTAATTATTGGGAGTAACTCCATGCCTTCTTTAGTAGAAGTATTTAATCGTGACGTAGTTTTATCTTATCTACGTCCAAATCCTGTGGCAGTTTCGCCACTCGTGCAGTCAGGTGCATTCGTATCTGATGATCGTTTACGTCCATTGTTAACAGGTGGTTCTTCAACATTTGTTGTTCCATATATTAACGGTGTGGATGGGAATGTAGAACAGAACTATGGCAACACTATTCTGACCGATATTGCAATGCCACGCACAATTGATGCTGGTGAAATGCAAGGACGTGTCGCATTCATGAACGAAGGCTTTGTTGAGTCAGTTCTTGCACAATATTTGACTAAAGTTAATTCTCTAGAACTTATTGGTGGAATGCTTAATAAATATTGGCAGCAAGCAGCAGAAAATCGTGCTTTAGCAACAGTTATTGGTCTACGTAATTATGACCAAGCAAACGGCAAGAAACTTACAACTGACATTTCAGCTTCAACAGCTACAGATGCTTCTCGTTGGTCAGTGGATGCCTACATTGATGCAGAAAGCACAATGAATTCAGCTTTGCGTGGCCGTGGTGTGATGTTTGTGCATTCACGAATTGCTGCAAAGATGCGTAAACAACAGCTTTTAGAACATGTAACCACCAGCGCAAACTTACCACCGATTACCGTTTATAACGGCCGTGCTGTTATTGAAACAGATACCAATACCCAAATTGGTACTGGTGCCAATGCGAAATTTATTACCATTCTGGCAGGTCCACGAGCATTTGCTTATGACTCTGTGCCAGGGCGCAAAGACTTAGCTGTTGAGGAAACGCAATCAACTGGTAATGGTGCTGGACACGAAATCCTATGGACTCGCCGAAATATGCTAATCCATCCGCAAGGGTTTAGTTTTATTGCGCCTGCAAATACTTTGACAGGTGGTACAGACCGTGAGTCTCTAAGTGCATCTTGGGCAGACTTGCAGAAAGCAGAAAACTGGCAACTTAAAACAGCAGTGGAAGATACCTCAATTCGCTTCCTAATTACTAACCTTTAAGGAGAGCAGTCATGGCTGATAAGAAACCAGACTACAAATATCAATATCCAACTGACCGCCGATATGCTGATGATGCGACTGACAAATTAGCAGCAGGCACTATGTTTGACCCTGCCAAAACAGCGGGTGACTATGGCATTAAGGACCCAGAAGTAGCAGTTCCTGTGCCAGAAGCACCGCTGAATGGTGGTGCATAACTAAAGCAGGGCGGCTTTCGGGCCGTCCTTCTTAATTAGATTTTTAGGATTAAGCTATGAACTATGTAACAGTCGAAAGTGTGACTCAAAAGCTAGGGCCTGACTGGTGGGGAACTGGTGATCCGGTTATTGCTGTGATGCAGGCTAATGCGTGGCTTAATGCTAGAAATTTATCTAACTATCCAGAAGGTGAAGTGCCAGATGCAATCCTTACAGCAGGGGCGTATTTGGCAAAGCTTGCAGCAGCAGGGCAACTCTACACAACTAAAGAAGGTGTGGTTGCTTCTAAGACCGTATCTGCTCAATCTGGAACATCAGTAAGCAAGACCTATGTTGCAGGCAAAGAAGAGTCAGTAAGTGGAGATATGCAATTCATCCTTGACCTTCTAGAACCATTCTTTAGCGAGAAGTATCACATCAACACATATGTCATTACGGAGTAAGTCATGGGAATGCGTGATGAGATTCAGCAAGAACTTGGTGCTGCCTTTGATGCAGTGGATGAGCTTGCAGACGCAGTAGCTACCTTCACATGTACCCGGAAAAAATTAGTTAGCTCCAATCCCGCTACAGGTGAAGATACTTACACAGAATATGTATATAGCGGTCGTGGTGTCTTATTTGGGAGTTGGGCAAAAGATTTGGTCAAGCCGATAGATTACCGCGCCACAGACTCCAAAGGCGTGCTCCTGCAAAATGAAGTGAAAGATGCAGCAGGAACTTTAGTTAAACCAGATGTTAATGACATTTGGGTGATTGAAGGCGGTAATTATCGGGTAGTGAGTTATGGTCAAGATGCGGCAGATTCGTGTTGGTTCTGCCAGCTAAGAAAGGTATAACGCCATGGGATGGAGCAGCAAACCGAGTGCATTCACTAAGACTATTGAAGCCGACCTTACTAAAAAACAGAAAGATATTGTCATTGATGCATTGCAAGGTGTAGTTCTTCAAAGCCCAGTCGATACTGGAGCTTTTAGAGCATCCCACAGAGTCAGTATTAACCAGACCGACCAATCATTTAATGAAGCTGAGAAAGATAAAGGTGGTGGCTCAACCGTTAGTAAAGGCACAAGCGCCTTATCTCGCCTAGTTCCTTATTCAGTTGTCTACATTCAAACGAATGCGCCTTATGCAACTAAGATCGAGTATGGCGACTTTACAGACAAGCCTGAAACACCAAAGACAACAGGCGGCTACTCAAGACAAGCTCCTCAAGGTGTCTACGGCTTAACCTTTAACTATATTGCTCAAAAATACGGTGGTTAAAATGGCAATGACTTTAGATCAAGCACGACAAGCCATTATCACTAGAGCAATGGCATTTACTGGAATTGAGCAGACCCGAATTAAATATCCTAATAAAGATTTTGCTGTGCCGCTTGATGGCCTTTGGTGTGACATTAACGTGCTGTGGGGCGGCTCAATCATTGCTGCAATTGGTGATACACCATGCACAAGAAGAACAGGGGTTATCTCAATCAACTGCATGGCCCGTCTGAACACACATGAAGTCGCAATAACAAAACTTGCAGATGCTTGGCTAAGCCACTTTGAATATTTTCAGATCGGTCAGTTAGAAGTACTGCAAGGTCAAGTGCAGAATCTCGGCAGTAATGGGGATTTTTGCAGTACAACATTTCAATAAATTATCGCGTCAATTAACGAATTTAACTTTTACACGAACCTGTCCTTAGTGGCAGGTTTTCTTGTTTTCAAACTAGGAAAATGGACAAAAACCCATTTTTTCAACTGAAAGAATAAGTCTTGCAGCAATGCAGGGCTTTTTGTTGCCTGAAATTCAGGCGAACCCTGGCTAGGTTGATCCCCGAAAAGCACACTTTTCATGTTCAGTGTGCCTGCCAGTTCTTTTCTTTGAACATGAGCTAGTAAGAGGAAATCTTATGAACATGATGACAACATTGAATTTACGAGCATTGGTTACCAATGATAACGGTGAGCCAAGAACAACTAGTTATGCAGTTGCTCAAGCATTTGGAAAGAGACATTCAGACGTTCTCCGCTCCATCAAAAATATGAAGTGCTCCACAAAGTTTCGTGAGCGCAATTTTGCGTTTACCTTAGAAAACAAGAAGATAGGGAATACAAAGCGACAAACAGGTTTTTATCAGATGACTGAGCGAGGCTTCATGTTCCTTGTAATGGGATTCAACGGTGAAAAAGCAGATGCCATTAAAGAGCAATTTATTGATGCATTTGAGTGGATGGCTAATCAACTCAGTCAAGTTTTCCAATCAAAATGGGCTAGATATAACTCTCTAACGAATTATCACCAAGGCAGAAAAGCACAAATCAGTGGATGTGCGAGCGCAATGGGCCAGTGGCGATGGGAAAAGGAACCACTAGAAACTGAAATAAAGGAGTTGGAATATCAACTTCAACCACAGCTTGACTTTAAGGATGCCAAATAATGGAAATCGCATACATTGTTGCTGAATGCCGTCCATCCACGGACGAAGATAATTATGCCGATATTAATATTGGTGATGATAGCTACATTTTTGCTCAATTGAGCCTGTTATGGATACGGGTAATTGGCAGAAAAACATTCAGGCTGCAATTCTAATTGGTATCGATATTGAGCGAACTAGGCCAGAACACAAACATATAACCCTTCATGCAGAAAGCATTTTGAAACTTTGCAAGGGTATTCAAGGTAAGCCCTTAAATGCCTGAGAACACAACCAAACAACGCCCTCAATTCGAGGGCTTTTTAATGCCCGAAAATTAAGGAGAACTTAGATGAGTTCTGGTGCACGTCAGCTAACACAAATAGCTAAAGAAACAACAATTGGTGTTACGCCAAGCCCATTTGACCGTCAAACATTTGAATTCACCGAAAACGGATTGGATGCAACTGTAAGTAAAGAGAATTCAAACTCTATTACCAGTGGTCGTCTTGCTCGATCATCAATGATTACCGGTGCAGAGTATGCCGGGGAATTAAAATGTGAAGCGAAGTACAGTCCATTGATTCAAGACTTAATGGCCGCAGCTGCTTTCAACAACTGGGATAACAATGTACTGACATTTGGTGGAAACGTACGTCAAACATTTAGTGTGCTTCGCGGTTTCACTGATGTAAATGACTACCATATTTTTAAAGGCGCTCATGTAAACACCTTTGGAATTGATATTCCAGAGCAAGGCTTAATCACCATGACTTTCGGGTTAATGGCTCTAGGTCGTTTGGGTGCAACTACTCCTCCATTGGGTACAGCAACGCCAGCCGATGACAATCCTAAAATGTCTAATATCTCTGTAGGGGATATTTTGATTGATGGTGTTTCGCAAGCTGGTATCTCATGTATTACAGCTTTTACATTCAATTGGGATAACTCAATGCAGGTTCAACGCTGTTTAGGTAGCGGCATTGATCCTAAAAAGATTCTTGAAATGATTGCAGCAGGGACAGGATCATTTACAGCAGCTTGGTCTCAAAACACCTCTGAGATGTACGCTAAACAATTCACGAATGCCAATATCTCTCTTCGTGTGCCAATTACAGACAGTGAAGGTAATGAATATGAGCTATTCATTCCTAAAGTTGAAATTACGGCAGGATTACCTACAGGTGGTACAAGCGACATCTTAAATACTTCTTTTGACTACACTGTAGTTGATGAAGCACCAACAATTACCCGTACACCAGCAACGCCTTAATACTGATTTGGCAGCTTAATTGCTGCCTTCTTTTTGGAGAAATAACATGGCTCTTGAAGTCAATATTCAAAGAAATAAAGACGTCAGTTTGTGGCGCGAATACAAAGATACTGAAGGCAATGTACTTGCTGAGTTTAAGATCCGTGGTATTGGATATAAGCCTTATCAGGTGGCACTTGAACGAGCAAATAATCAGATCTCATCAAAAGGCTTTGACGTAGCAAAGGCAACAACAGAAGATAAACTCTTTCATGAATTAGTTTTAGAAGCAGTGGCTTCGCATTTAATTGAAGACTGGAAAGGCGTGGTTTTTGTTGAAGAAGGTCCTGAAGGTGAGCTGGTAAAAACAGAGCCTACTTTCAATGGCGAAAATGCATTTAAGTTGCTCAATATGGGCGATTTAGGTGTTTCTATTTGGTCTTTTATCCGCACTGAATCTGAAAAGATCCAAGCTGAAGCAAATCAATATCGAGATGATGTTGTGGGAAAGTCGTCAGCCTCTACGAATGGGCAAAGTTCGGTTCAGAAGAAGAAGCGAACGACTACAGCAAAAAGCAAGGTGCAGTCGCAAAAGCTTTAAATCTAAACAATACGAAGGTTTTAACTAAGCCTGACTATTCTTATGTAGCTAATGCAATTCTGTCTGCATACAACACCATTGCACGATCTAGACGCTATGAACAAGGTGTTCCTCTTGCGCTAGATATCTCAGCAATTAATGCTTATGTTGAGCAATATGATTTACCAGTTGAACGGTTCATCTTTAATGATTGTATCTTTACGCTGGATAACTTGTTCTTGGATGAGGCGCATAAGAAGGCTACGCAACGAGCGACGAAGACTTAGGTGCTAACTTTGGTGCATAATCTAGACTATGCGACGTGATATAGCGCACTTGATGTTACATAATACGCCTATTCCCTTGACATTCCCGTAAAGATTCCTTATTGACATAAATGTCATTAGTGCGTACCCTTGTTCCTATAGAGACCCTGTTATCGAATGATAAGAGGGTTTTTCTGTCATAAAAATTGTATGTTTTATGACACCCACTAAATATAAGGGCGATAAAAAATGAACAAAGGTATGAAGTACTTTACAGAAGGTCTGCTAGCAGCTTTTGTATTAGCACCTCGTGTCCCAGTACATGCTGTTGAGCCTGCAAAAATGGAAGATCCGCGACCAATTGGTAATGCAGCAAAACATTGGGAAGCAGTCGGTAAAAACATGACAAAAGCTACCAACAGAATCGCATGTGACTTGCGCAGTAAACAACCTGAACTTAACTCATTATAAATACCTAATTAATGTCTCAACATCGTCGAACTAAACGTGGCATCGCAACAAAAAATGGCAATGATGTATCAGTTGCTGTGGAAGAGGCGGAAAGCTACTCACCATACCCGCCTCCTGATTTGGTTAAGGCATTTGAAGAAATCCAACCTGGTCTAGCTAGCCGTTTAATGCAGATTGTTGAGAATGAGCAAACGATGAGTCATGAAGTGGCTCGTCATCAAATGGCAGAAAATAAACGTATCAACACTGCTAACATTGAGAATCAAAAGCACAACTCTCAATTATTCCTTCTTGGTTTAATATTTGGCGTGTTGATAGGAATAGGAATTCTTTGTGTAGCAGTTTATGCACTGTATGCTGGTTATCCTTGGGTTGCAACGGCTGCTTTCTCAACCTTAGCAGCTATTTTAGTAATCCTAGTGCTTCGCAAAGTGCCTGCTTCTAATGGTGAGCAGACATCTAAGCCGTCTACTCAAAAATAGTAAGCAACACCCAAACAACCGCTAGAGATAGCGGTTTTTATTGCGCCAAAAAGCACCGTGAGGTGCTTTTTTTAATAATGACCTTCTAATCCATCGATTCTTTTGTCTTGTTCATTTTGATATCTCTCAAAATATTCTATTTGTTCTTCCAATTCTATAATACGGTCAGAAAGATCATTAAGTTTTAATAATTCTTTAAGAATTGATTGCGCCCATTTTTCCAATTTTTCGGGGTCATTTATATTTTTTGGACTTGTTGGTTCTGGCAAGTTATCAAGCTCAAATGTTTTCTCAAGCCTTAACTGAGCTTCTGCATTAATTGATCTACTATTCTTTTTGCTGCCTCAACAATTTGCTGTTTTAGCTCAGCAGGTATCCTAAGATTAAACTGAACATCTTCAGACATTTTATTACCTAACATTTGATAGCATTTGTTAGCAAGTATATTGACACAAGGTAAAATGATTTGCTATGTTAGCAATTGTTAGCTTGTGCTAACATTTCTTGGAGGTAGAAATGGCAAGATCAGACCCTCAAGTAAACTTTCGTTTACCTGAACATACATTGGAGCGATTTAAGGAGGAAACTCAAAAGGATCGTAGAACTCTAACAGCTCAACTTACTATGATAATTGAAGAGTGGTTAGTTAAGAGAGCATCAAAAGAAGCTGAATCATGAAAATGATAGACAAGAAAAAAGCAGACATCCGCCAAGATCAATCTGCTTCTGTTTAACCCACACAAAGGAATTAAACCTATGACAAGTTTAGCACAAAACTTTTTAAACCCAAACAATAAGCCTCTAGTTATTGGTGACTTTACGATTCGCCAAGATGAAGAAGGTCGTTTTATGTTGGGTGATCTTCATAAAGCAAGTGGGCACAACCAAAAGCACCAGCCAGCTTTCTTTTTGAGAAACCAACAAACTAAAGATTTAATTGCAGAAATTGAGGCATCTGCAAATTTGCAGACCACTTCAGAGAACCACTCTGCAAATTTGCATAGTGCCGTAAAAGTAATCAATGGTGGTGACAACAGAGGAACATATGTTGTTAAGGAACTAGTTTATGCATATGCAATGTGGATTAGCCCTAAATTCCACTTAATGGTAATTCGTGCTTACGATTCACTTGTTATGGAATGGCTATTAAATGGTAAGCAAACAATTTCACCAGAGCAGGCAGGAGTTCTCTACAACATTGTTCATACACGAGCGAATGGTAATAAGAACTTAATTGTTCAAATGTGGAGTCGTTTAAAGAATCATTTTAAATACTCAGCAAGTTACCGTGAATTACGTGCTATTCACTTTGAAGATGCTAAGCACTATCTAGAAGTCATGGATTTAAATGCTAAGCCTGAAAAGCATGATTCTCATGATGTTGTAGCTCAGTTAGATGAATATCTAAAAACCTTAATAGTCGCTATCCTGCTCTAAAATGTCCATATGCATATGAAGCCGCTATGAAGATTGCAGATGATATGAGTTATCGCGATACTAAAAAACCGCAAAGTTATTATGTAAGTTTCCAGAATGGGAAGATAATTACCCGATGGTTGGAAGAGCGCTTTTATCCAGTAGATATGATTGAGTTATCAGAAATCTTCGAAAAATTTTATAAATTTTCACGAAGTAATGATCTTCTAGATATTGGCAGAAACTTAAAAGCAAATATCAGTAGTTAATTAGACAAGACCCGCCAAGTGCGGGTTTTCTTTATGTGACATTTAATGATCAGTTTGTTAAAGTTAGTACACTTTATAATAAACGGTAAAAACCATGAAACAAGTCATTTTAAGTCTTTTATTAGTTTTAAGCTCATTAAGTGTTGCGGAAGCAGGTAGAGGGAGACAACCGTGCTCTGGTAAGAAAGGTGGGATAAGTCATTGCGATGGTAGTAAGTTTGTTTGTAATGATGGTTCCATCAGTGCTTCTAAAAAGATCTGCTCTAGATAGGTGATGTGATGGGATTGAATTTTAGAAAAAGTATAAAAATTGCTCCTGGAATCCGTGTCAATATTAGTAAAAAGGGCTATCAAGTGTTTCTGTGGGTGGGAAAGGTGCACGTGTAAATGTAAGTAAGAAGGGAACGCGTACGACAGTAGGTTTGCCGGGTACTGGTCTTTCTTATACAACAAATACCAGCTACAAGAAGTCAAAAGGGACTTTAAATGACCCTATTCACTTAATACAACAAGAAGGTTCAGATAAAGAAAAAAGAAACGTCTTAGTTACTATTCTGTTATGGATCGGCATTTTTATTTTCCCTTTCATTTTTGCATGGTTTACTCTTCAAAGAAAATACACAAAATTTGAAAAAGTAATAGCATTTGGATGGTTACTGTTAGTTTTGTTCGCTATGGTTTCTAAATAAGGCACTCGTATGAAAAAGATAATTTTAATAGGGTTGTTTTACCTACCTGCACTAGTGTTAGCTAAACCAGCTCAACCTGTTAGTGATAGTGAGCATGAGCAAAACTGTAGAAATACAATGGAAATTGCAAATGTAATTATGCAACAAAAGCAAAATGGGATGCCGTTAATGAAAGCATTGGAGGCTAATGATTATGCATTTAAAAAGAACCCTGATAAAAATATGCAAAAATTATCAACTTAATTACCCGTGATGCTTATGAGCAACCAAGTTACTCAACACCCTCAATAAAAGAAGAACAGTTAAATGAATTCTCAGCAAAATATTACTTGGGTTGCATGGCAATGTATGAATAATTGAATAATCACACGTTGTTAGCATATTCGAGTTTTATAAAATAGGTTGTGGGTATGAAAAAATTATTTTATTGAGTTTGGTTCTAGGTTTGGGAGGCTGTGCAGCCACAACAGATATGATGAATAATCAATACATGTCTGTAATACCAACATCAACGGATCTCAATGGCTTTTGGACGGGCAATAATGGCCCATACGCTGTGACTTACTCATTCAATAAAGATGGCACTGGTCTAATGTGTTCCAGTTGGAATGGTAAAGATTCTATTGAAAAGCTAAAAGTAAATGGTAATGAAATTATTGTTCAATCAGGGTTAAAGCAAACGATTAAAAGTAAAACTGACTCTAAACTTGAGTTAAAAGTTAACTACTATGGTGGAGGTAGTTACCAGTACAGCCCAGATCCAAACTTACAAAATGCATCGCCATATTGTGAGAAAGCACTGAGAAATTAATTCAAATTAAACAATTAACCCGCGAAAGCGGGTTTTTTATTGCCTAGAGGAAAGTAAGATGGCACAAGAATCCCGTTTGGTCATTGTAATTGATGCTAAAAATGCAGAACGAAATGCGCGCAATCTAGGCAATGAGTTGGATAGCATTGAGCGCAAAGGCGACTTTGCAAGTAAATCAATGGATAGTTTGTCTGTGGCAACGCGCCAACTTGCTGGCTACATGGCTGGATTGGTTACTGTAAGTGCTGCCATTTCTAAGATGGACACTTACACTGGTCTTCAAAACCGTCTCAAATTAGTAACTAACAACCAAGTTGAGTTAAACAAGGCAACAGAAGATACCTTCCGAATTGCTCAAAAACCTATTCAGCATGGGATTCTGTTCTACAGGTCTACCAGCGTTTTAGTGATAATGCCAAAACTTTAAACCTCACAATGGATGACACAGCACGTTTAACTGAAACAGTATCAAAAGCTGTAGCAATAAGTGGTGCAAGTGCAGCAGCAGCAGATGCAGCTTTAGTTCAGTTTGGGCAGGCATTAGCAAGTGGAACATTGCGCGGTGAAGAGCTTAACTCTGTAATGGAGCAAACCCCAGCATTAGCAAAAGCAATTGCTCAAGGTATGGGTATAACTGTTGGAGAGTTACGCACAGTAGCAGCGGAAGGGAAAATTACTTCCCAAGAAATCGTTAAGGCCTTAAAGAATGTTCAAGCAGATGTAGATGCCTTATTTGCTAAAACAGACATCACTATTAGCCAATCGCTAACGCTGCTCAACAACGAGATTACTAAATTTGTTGGTGAATCAGGGAAAGGTTCTGGTGCAGCTCAAGTTCTTGCAGGCACTATCCAAACTTTAGCTAGCAACTTAGATGTTTTAACATCTGCAATGATGGTTGGTGGAGCATATTGGCTTGGAACCTACATTCCAGCAATCTATGCCTCTGGTGTTGCTGTAGCTGCAAAAACGAAGGAATTAGCGGTTCAAACCGTAACGCAGTATGCTGCAATTCAGGCCGAGCGCGCTGCTGCTGCTCAACAAGTAATTAGCACTCAAGCCGTTGTTGCAAATACTCAAGCAACTTTAGCTGCTATTGCGGCTGAGAAAGCTTTGGAAGTACAGCGCTTAAAATCCCAAATCTCTGAAAAAGGCCGTGCTGCTACATTAACTCGTATGGCTGAGTTAAAGAAAATTGAGGCTCAAGTTACTAGAGAGTTGGCAGTAGCGGAAGGTGCACTGGCAACAGCACAAGCTAGATCAGCAGCAGCTGGTGCGGCAAGTGTAGGGATAGGATCACGGCTTTTAGGTTTACTTGGTGGTCCAGTTGGTATTGGGATTACAGTAGCAAGTTTAGCAGCTGGATATCTTTTGATGCGAGACAATGGCGATAAAGCCAATGATATGCTTGAGAAGCAATCGCGTTATGCAGGCATGGCAGCTGATGAACTTATGAAGCTCGAAGGTGCGCAGAAGCGTGCTGCGGAAGGTGAACTGACAAAGCAACTAAGTTTACAGAATGCTCAACTATCAAAATCACAGAACGAGTTTTTATTACTTACCCAATCTATCACTGATAGCAATAAGCAAAGTGCTGAAGCTTATCGAATATGGGCAGAATTAAAACTGGCGTTATTGATGTAAACCAAGCTTTCAATAGATTAAATCAACTTTCGTTCATCAGTTCGGATCAAATTAACCAGCTGGCTGATAGCAAGAAGAAAGTAGATGAAAACTCAAAAGCTGTTAAACAAACAAACGCAGAGTTAAATCAGGTTCGCGCGTCTGGTGCCAATGCAAAAGCAGGTTTCAATGATGTTAGTCAAGGTGCGAAAGGAGCAGTTCAAGACGTAACTGAGCTTAATAAAAAGCTTAAGGACATCAATAAATCACTTGCAGATCGTAAATGGGATGCAGACTTTAAGTCGGTTTTGATCACTAAATATGGTAGATCAGCAGAAGAAGCAGAGCTTCTGTTACAGACTTATCGAGAAAACCAGAAAAAGGTTTTGCAGGTGTCACAGTTGAACAAGACAAAATTATTAAAGGCATTATTAGTCAGGAAAGTGCTCTTGATAATCTTGTAAATAAGGATAAGGAGCGCACTAAAGAGCTTGAAAAACAGCAAAAAGTGCTTTCTGTTAATGCCAAAGTTCAGGCTAATGCTGCAAAGTATGGCTTTGCTGGAATTGAGTCAAAGTACAACTTACCAGCAGGCACATTGTCAGCGCTTCATATGATTGAGTCACGTGGTAATGCTAAAGCTTATAACAAATCTACTGGGGCAACTGGTGGATTTCAATTTCTGGAAGGCACAGCTAAGCAATATGGCGTGAAGGACCGTACTGATTTGGCACAGTCAGCAGAGGGTGCTGGCAAGTATATGTCTTATCTTTTGAAGCTCTTTAAGGGCGATCTAGAGAAGGCTGTGCGTGCCTATCATGCTGGTGAAGGCAATGTTCAAAAGGGTAAAGGTATTGGTAAATATAACAACCAATACTGGAAGGATTATCAGGGCTATATGGCTGGTATTAATGGCTATACAGCTGGCGATATCACCTCTAAAGATTTTGATAAGCTTATTCAAGACGCCACAAAAATGGCAGAAGAACAGGCCAAGTTACGCCTTCAACTGGAAAACGATGTTGCCAATGAAGTGACTAAGATCAGAAATGATCTTGCTAAGAAATTGGAAGATGTCGATAAGGCCAACTTCACCCCAGAACGCAAAGCAGAAATTAAGGCAGAACTTCAAGCGCGTGCTGACAATGATATTGCCATAGCTCAACAAGCTCTTAAAACAAAGCTTGATGACTATAAACAGTTCAACATGACTGAAGAGCAATTACTTAAGGAGAGTTTTGACCGCAAGAAGTTCAATGCGGCACATGATATTGAGTTAAGTAAGAATCAGCGTGATGAAGCTATTAAATATCTAGATCAGCAATATCAACATGAGTTGGAATTAATAAATCTCACAAAGGCTGCACGCCAAGCGGCATATAATCAGGCTAACCTAAAAGCATTGCAGGAGTTAAAACAGCAAAGAGATCTTTTAGCTGCACCATTTGAACAACGTGCAGGACTTTCACTGCAATTTGGTGAAAGAAATGCATACGCTGAAAATGACACCAACCTGATTAATCAGCGAGATGAGCTAAAAATCCAACTTGAGCAAAAAGTGATAACAACACTTGAATACAACAAACGGATTGAAGATGCTGTTAGGCTCCATGAAGAGAGCAAGTTCAAGATACAAGAGGAATATGCACAGAAATATCAAGATTTACAGCAATCACAGCATCAAACTCAGCTTGAATTGTATGGTTCTCTATTGTCACAGGCTTCAACAGTTTGGGGCAGTATGACCGAGATGGTTAAAAGCTCGGCTGGTGAGCAAAGTTCTGCATATAAAGCCATGTTCTTAATGCAGCAGGCGATTGCAATTGGTCAGGCGATAATAAGTACTGAGCTCGCAGCAACAAAAGCCTTAGAGCTTGGCCCTGTTCTAGGTATTCCAGCATCTACTTTAGTTCGTGGAATGGGTTATGCAAGTGTTGGCCTAATTGCAGCACAAACAATCGCTGGCTTTTCATCAGGCGGCTACACAGGCAACATGGGCCGAGGTGATGTTGCCGGTGTCGTTCATGGTCAGGAATATGTATTAAATGCCGCAGCTACCAAGCGAGTTGGTGTTGATACATTGAACGCCATTAACTCAGGTGGGAGTTTGGAGAGAACAGTTTCATCTTCTGGACAGCCTGTCACAATCCAAGTCTATGTAACTGATTCAGGTGTAAATACCAATGGTGCTAATACTCAGGATCAGAAGCAGCTTGGGCAAATGATCGGCAATGCTGTTAGAACGATTATCCGGCAAGAGCAGCGACAAGGCGGTTTATTATCAAAGTAACCCACTCGAATGAGTGGGTTTTTTAATGGGAGTACAAAAGTGAAAAAAGTACATTATGACTTTTCTGCTTGCTTTATTGATTGCTGTAGTTTTCTACATAAGTGCAAATTTAATTGATTTTAATCTAATTGAATATGCAACGGGTTTCGTCTTTGGATTGTCATTCACCCTCATTTTTAAAAAAACAATCTAAGAGTTCTAAAGCTGCAGAGCTACTAAACAAACATGTAAAAGAATGGGCAGTTCGTGAAAGTAGGCGGGCAGGTTTATTGGCTCCAGATCAAGATACGAAGGATCTAGAAAGTTGCAAAAAACGTTTTAAGGATAGTCCGGTTAGTATGAAAGTTGAGTGGTCAAAAAAAGATGAGCAACCGTAAATTCACTTGGTGCCAAGATTTAGAAGGTAACTCAGGTTCGCAGAGCTTTAATACGTTATCAAGCAAATTTGGTGATGGATATGAGCAAAACATTGCTGTAGGTATCAATAACCGAGCTGGTGAATGGACTTATCAAAGAACGGCTTACAAAGCCGAAATTATGCAAATCAAAGCATTCTTCGATCAGCACAAGGGCGCAGATTCATTTTTATGGGATTCGCCTTTAGATGGTGAGGTTCGAGTTAAAACAGGTGAATATCAACCCCGTTGTTTAGGTGGTGATGTTTGGCAAATCTCAACGACTTTCACCCAAGTTTTTTACCCTTAATTTAAACCCCTTTAAAGCCCCTTTTTAGGGGCTTTTTTTTATGCGAGTAAGAAAATGACAATTCAAACAGTAAATCTAGGTTCAGCTCCGACTGGCGCAGGTGGTGATACATTCCGTTCAACTGGCGCAAAAATGAATGAAAACTTTACGAATAACACTCATGCAGCAAGTCGTTATGTAGGTACTGCTGCTGGGAATGTCATGGAAGTTGGTGCTTATGGATTGGGCGGTAATTCAATAATTTATACTGGCGGTGTAAATGGATTTGCTAGTTTCCATACGGGTAAGTCGGCTTTTTATTTTAACAACACACAAGGTGTGGATGTTAACGGTAAGAATGTTCCCAATTATGCATCATATGTTGTTTCAAGCTTGAATGGTGGTGGTTTTTTTGCGATTGGGGGCTCAACAACAGATAAAAGAATATTTGCTGTACGTGGGGTTGGAGGTGATGCTTATCCGTTGCAGTTGGTTGATATTTGGCATTCAGGGATTACAACAATTGATGGTAATGGGTTTATCAAATCGGCATCACCAATTGTTAAGCTCTTTGCAGATAAGATTGATTTGAATGATGAAGCGGCAGAGCAACAAATAACTTTTGAGAAAGTTGCTATAGGTCATTACCTATTGAAAGGATCAACTGGCTTTGCACAGCAAGGCTGGTATATCGAAACTCCAAAAGATGCAAACGGCAATATCCTTTTGCTGTGCTTTATGAACAATTGGAAAATGGCGATATTGAAGTCAAAACATATAAAAAGAAATTCGATATTGAGCAGGCTGCGATTGTTGCTGATCTTGATAAGCCGATCGACATAACACAAAACCGTTGGATTGATATTCGATTGCAGGAATTGCCACAAAAAGAAATCAGCATTACACCACCATCATTTCAAACGACAAATTTAAGCCAAGCGGTAGCGGCTGCAATGGGGAATTCTGATGGCATTGAACAGTGATTTCCAGAAGCTGTATGTCGATGGATTAATCCATTTGTATGAACTAGATGCCAGCTCACTTGGGGCTGGCATTTTACGTTTCCATGGGCATATCGCTTTTCAAGACTGGGAGAAAATTTACTCATCCATCGGGTCTGAAGGATTGATCGGTGCAGACTCTGGAAGCATTGGAAAGATTTTTGATACCGGTGACCAGAAGGTATGGAACCGAAATATTATCTGGCAAGGTCAAGTTTTTGAGCCTATGGCTTTGGAAGTATCTGGGCTTGAAATGCGATCAGATGGTAAAGCTTCAGCACCCACTTTAAGCATGGCGAACAATATTAACGGCATTCAAAATGCTGTGTCTGCTTACTGTTTGCAGTTTAAAGACTTTGCTGGGGCTAAGCTTAAAGTCATTACGACACTTGCTAAATACTTAGATGCTGAGAACTTTACAGCAGGTAATCCAACTACATCGAATGAATCAAAAGAGCAAATCTGGTACATCGAGCAAAAGACATCTGAAAATGCACAACAAGTGACTTTCGAGCTGTCCAATCCAATCGATTTTGAGGGTTTGAAAATCCCAGTTCGACAAATTACTTCACTTTGTCATTGGTGCATGGTCGGGAAGTACCGGGGCGAAGAATGTGGTTACACAGGTGTAGCAATGTTCACCGATAAAGATGAGCCAACTGATAATCCGGCACTTGATCGATGTGGTGGGCGCCTGCGGTCTTGCCGCTTGCGATTTGGTGAAAATAAGCCATTGCCTTTTGGCGGGTTCCCTGCATCAAGTTTATTGTGAGGTTTTATGAAACTTACAGCAAAAACCAAAAAGCAATCATGGCGCATGCTGATGAATGCTATCCGCTTGAATGCTGTGGTGTGATTGTTGATAAGCAATATATCGCTTGTCGCAATATTGCCGAACAATCTGATCAATTTGAAATTCATCCCGAGGATTTGGCAAATGCTGAAGATCAAGGTGAAATCTTAGCTTATGTGCATTCCCATCCAGATGGAACAACAAGAGCATCGGAATTAGATTTAATTCAAATTGAACTGCATAAAAACCATGGGTGATTTGCTCATATCCAGATCTGGATTTTCAAGTCTACGAACCTCGCGGTTATCGCGCCCCTTTAGTGGGGCGTAATTATTTTCATGGCTGGCAAGATTGTTACGCGCTGATTCGTGATTTTTATAGCCGTGAGTTAGGTGTGGAGCTGTTGGATTTTCAGCGAAAAGATGCTTGGTGGGAGGATAAAGATCATCCTTCTCTTTACCTTGAAAATTATGAAAAAGCAGGCTTCTATGAAGTTGATACACCACAATATGGCGATATGCTTGTTTGTCGTGTTGGGCGTACTGAACATCCCAATCATGCGGTTGTTTGGCTGGCTAATAATGGACAGCTTAAATCGGAGCAAACTGAGCAATGCATAGGTTCAAGCTTAATTCTTCATCATCCATATAATCGTAAATCTGTTCGTGAAATTTATGGACAACAATGGCAAGAGCGAACAGTAAAGATATTGAGGCATCGAGATGTTAAAAACCATTAAGCTGTATGGAGTATTGGGACAAAAGTTCGGTCGTGAATTTAAGCTCGATGTCGCAAATACACGTGAAGCCATGCGTGCTTTATCCGTTCAGATTGCTGGCTTTGAACATTTTATGTTGCATGCACATGAGCAGGGCCTACGCTTTGCCGTATTTTTAAAATCAAAGAACTCAAGTAATAAGCGAGGCAAGAAACGCCCAGCGATTTATGACCACGAAACTAAGCGGCTCATTACCGGCGATAACATCGGTGAAGAGCAGCTAGACATGAATACTGAAGCAGACACTATTCATATCGTCCCGCGTGTAATGGGGGCTGGTGGCAATAATGGGATTTTGCAACTTGTACTTGGTGCGATTCTGATAGCTGCTTCATTTATACTAAGGTATTGGTCAGGCTGCTCAGGTTGCATTGATAGGTGCAGGTGCTGGCATGGCTATGGGAGGGGTTGCATCAATGCTCATGCCAAAAATTGATAATACTCAAGATCAAAACCAAGACGGCAATAGAGCAAATAAGGGCTTTGGCGGTGCAGTTACCACCGTTGCACAAGGTAATCCTGTTCCAATTCTTTATGGTCAACGGGAAATCGGCGGCTTCATTGTGAGCGCAGGTCAATATCCTGAAGATCAGATGTAAATTTTAATTAACAGGCGCTTTCTAGCGCCTTTTTTATTGCGTGAGATTTCTTATGAATGCAGTAGTAGGCGCAAAAAAGGGAAGTAAAAACAACGGCAACCCGTAATTTCTCCAGATTCTGCACAGTCAAAAACTTATATTAAAGTCTTATATGGATTAGCTGAAGGAGAAATTGAGGGGCTAGCAAATGGGCTTCAGTCAATTTATTTAGAAGAAACTCCACTTCAGAATGCAGATGGAAGCCTTAACTTTGAAAATGTAAAAGTTGATTTTAGAAATGGTACTAATGATCAGGAATACATTGAAGGCTTCCCGGCAGTTGAAAATGAAATCCCGATTGACGTAGAGCTTAAATCATCTACACCATGGGTGCGCTCTTTTAACAACCTAGATCTTGATGCAGTACGTTTACGTTTACGTTGGGGTCCACTACGCAACCAAGACCCAACAACGGGTGATGTTACTGGCTATACCATTGAATACGCGGTGGACTTGCAAACTGATGGCGGAGCATGGTCAGAAGTATTAAGAGCAAAAATTTCAGATAAAACATCTGATAATTATGAGCGTCCACATCGTATTGACTTACCCAAAGCCGATTCAGGCTGGCTCGTTCGTGTTCGCAGACTTACTCCGAACTCAACTTCAGAGTATGTCAGCGACAAGATGTATATTGCAGCTGTAACAGAAGTGATCGATGCGAAATTACGCTATCCAAATACAGCATTATTGGGTCTTCAGTATGATGCTGAGACTTTTGGAAACGTTGCTAAAGTTGCAATGGATGCGAAGGGGAGAATCCTAAAAGTCCCTACAAATTATAATCCGGTTACACGTCAGTATGTTGGAATGTGGGACGGTACTTTCAAAGAGGCATATTCTAATAACCCGGCTTGGATATATTACGATATATGCACAGTAGACCGTTATGCTTTGGGTGACCGCTTAACCCCGCTAATGGTTGATAAGTGGTCTTTATATCGTTTAGCACAATACTGTGACCAAATGGTGCCGGATGGGTTGGGCGGTCAAGAACCACGCTTTACTTGTAACGTTTATCTTCAGAGTGCCGAAGGTGCCTTTGAAATTTTAACTAAGTTAGCAGGTGTATTCCGTGCCATCACATTTTGGGATGGCAATAGCATTATTTGTGATGCGGATATTCCTCAAGATACTTACTTCACTTATACCCGGGCTAATGTTATTGATGGCAATTTTGAATATGCAGGTACTCGTGCTCGAGACAGGCACAATGTTGTAAAAATTGCATGGGATAACCCGGCTAATCACTACAAAACCGAATATGAGTTTGTTCGCGATGAGAAAGCAATTGCTGAAGCGGGCCAAGTTCGTATTTTAGAAATAGAAGCTTGGGGATGCACTTCGCGAGGACAAGCGCAGCGAGCAGGCTGGTGGGCATTAAAGTCTGAGCAACTTGAAACACGTACTGTGTCTTTCAAGGTTGGTCTGGACGGTTATATACCATTGCCGGGGAAAGTGATTGAAGTTGCTGATCCTTTATTTGCAGGTCGTGCAAATGGTGGTCGTGTATCAGCTATTTCAGCAGATCGTAAAAGCATTACGCTTGACCGTGATGATGTGGTCGCAGTTGCCGGTGACAGGCTGATTATTAATGGCGAGGATGGCAAAGCTCAAACTCGAATTGTTCAATCGATCTCGGGTCGAGTGGTTACTGTTACTCATGAGTTTGATGCTATTGCCGCTCAAAATGTATGGGTTATAGATGCCCAAGATTTAGCAACAATGAAGTTTCGAGTGATTTCTATTACCCAAGATGAGCATCATCAATTTTCAGTTACTGCACTTCAATATAATCCAGCCAAGTTCGATGCCATTGACAAGGGTGCTTATTTTGATGAAGTTCCGATTTCGATTGTGAACCCAACAATTCAGGATCCTGTAACAGATGTCGTTGTTACTAGTGAAAGCAGAGTTGATCAGGGCATCAATGTAGCAACAATGATAGTATCTTGGGCGCAAGCAAAGGTGCAGTTAAGTATCAGGTTGAGTGGCGTAAAGATGATGGTAGTTGGATTAAGTTACCAATTACTGGCAACAACTCAGTCGAAGTTCCTTAGTATTTATGCTGGTCAATATCAAGCACGAGTAACAGCAATTTCAGCATTTGAGATTGCTTCTTTACCAGTTTATTCAACTTTGACTGAACTTTCTGGAAAGCAAGGTTTACCGCCAAAATTGGCATTTATCCAAGCGACAGGAATCTTATTTGGTATAAAACTTGATTGGGGCTTTCCTGCAACTGGTGCTCTAGATACAGCTTATACCGAGATTCAAGTTTCACCGGATGGTACCAGCAACATTGCTCAATTGGGCTTATTCGCTTATCCAACTACCACACATGCGATTCAAGGCTTGCAGCCAAATCTTACGCAATTTTATAGAGGGCGTTTGATTGATAGGATTGGAAACATTGGACCATGGTCGGACTGGACTCATGCGACAACTTCAGCCGATGCAACAGATGTTCTTGAGCTCTTGAATGATCAAATCAGTGAGTCTCAGCTCAACCAGGATCTTAAAACCAAGATTGATCATATTGAGACTATTGATGCTGAAATAGGTCCACTTAAGCAAGATATTCAAAATACGAAAGATCGGATTGCACAAGAAGTCATTGATCGTCAAAACGCTATTCAACAGGCATCGGATGGCATTTCACAGCAAATTATTGATGGTGATGAAAGTGTTCTTGAAGTTGTAGAAACGGTCAAGAAATCAAGTGATGAGGGAATTGCTGCAGCTCAAGAAAGCATTCGTGTTGTTGCAAATGATCTTTCACTTGTAGCTGAAAAAACGGACGGTGTATATGCACAGTTAAATCCACCTTTGATTGGATCTGAGTCTGATTTGATCGGTAATGATCAGGGCTTCGCAGGAACTTGGTCAGTTCAATCGGCAATGATCGAAGGGGACTTAGCACTTAGTAAGCGTATTGATACAACGGCAGTTGAGTTAAATAACTTACAGGCTTATGCACAACGAGAAGTACAAGCACGAATTGAAGGCGATAAAGTAACAGTTCAAAAGATTGATACGTATATCGCAAGCAATGATAGTGCTCTTGCAACTGTACGCCAGTCGGCACAGGTAGCAGTTGAGCAGTCATCGGCAAATGCTGAAGCGATTGATTTAATTAATCTTGAGCTTGACGATAAAGCTTCAACGGGACAATTGACGCAAATTAAGTCAGACATTAAGAATGTAGATGACAAAGTTCTTGCCCAAACGATCAGACTTGATGGTGTCTATGCTCAAATTAACCCGCCTTTAATCGGCTCGGAATCCGAGTTAATTGGTAATGAGGGAGGCTATGCGGGTGTCTGGTCTGAACAGTCTGCTCGTATCGAAGGAGATTTGGCTCAATCTAAACGTACAGATCAAGTTTCTGCACAAATGAATGAGAACAATGCCGTATTCAAGCGCCAGCTCGAGGCAAATTCAAGTGCTATTTCTTCAACGATTAAAGTAACGGAAACGTTAAATACAAAAGTCGGTGAGAATAGTGCGTCTATTCAAAATGTCAGTGAAAGTGTTGATGGCATCTATGCTCAGCAGTTTACAAAGTTCGATGTAAATGGCCATGTTTCTGGTCATGGATCAATGAATGATGGTACGACTTCTACTTTCATTTTTAACTATGATTGCATCCAATTTGGCACACCTGTGGGTATTGACGGTATAGAGCCAAAGCCATTAATGACACTGCAAAATAAGCCAGTGACTTTGCCAAATGGCACTGTTATTCCGCGTGGTTTGTATGTCGATAATGGTAGTTTTGGATATATCAATGCCAATCGGATCTGGGCAGAAAACTTAAGTGTTATTAGTGCGGACTTGGGAACAATTAAAGTCAAAACTGCGAATATTGAAGATGGCGCAATTGATACTCTAAAGATCAAGGATGAGGCTGTAACTGTACCGATAGGAGTTAAAGCAATTGATATCAAAACTATCAATAGTTTTTCAGGAGGATCAACTGGTGGGTTGCCTAATAATGATTTTAATAACCACCTATCAGCGTGGGAAAATCATATAGGTACACTTTTACAAGTAACGTTAAATAGAAGTGGTGGAAAAGTTAGAATTGATGCTTCAGTAAATATTTGCACACCTACTTTTGGCGCTTTTAGTGTAAGTGACGGACGAGGTAATCCAATTGCAGCTAACGATAGGGCAATGGCTTCCTTTTATATTTCAATATATAAAAATGGGTCTTTAATTGGCAGAGGCTCTCTGGGCGCGAATATTGAGACTGGTAATATTAACGTTAATTTTAATGGTACAGCGGTTATCGTTTCAGCTATTGATGATAACAGTACTATTGGCAATGTTACCTACACACTTAAAGCAGGATTTGCTCGACAGGAGGGCGTTAATATCCCATTAAATGTGGAATCAAGAAGCAACTTTATGATTACTTCAAGAACATTAAGTGTAATTGAAATGAAGAAATAACAGCACCCAATTGGGTGCTTTTTATTGCCTAAACGAAAGGGGGAAGGCATGACTGAAAATGAATCATACGGGTTGAGATTTGAAAAGAAAATCGACTCCATTCAGAGTGATATTCGCATGTTGTCAGATCATGTTACTCGACTGACTTTTATTAATGAAGCACACAAAGAGACAAGCGAGCAGAACAAAAAGATATCGATACATTGGATATCAAAGTCGCCAATTTAGAAAACCGCACAGCAGCGCAAGATGGTGGAATTTCTGTGCTGCGTGTATTGCTGGGAATATTTGCAGGCATCGTATTTTCTTTATGTGCTTGGGTTGGTTCTTCAATTATTCAATTAAGCCAAGACCAGTCTTTAATTAAAGAGAAAGTATCACGATTGGAGAAAGCAGGACGATGAACAGTGAAAATACAAGAGCTTATCTAGCTTTCGCATTAGTGGGACTGATGTTTGTTTTAGTGATTGCTTTATTTTTTGTGGATATGCCACGTGAAAATAGCAATCTGATTAATACGGCATTGGGTTTTATTGCAGGGGCTATGACAACTGCATGTGGCTTTTATTTTGGTAGCTCTGAGTTAGAGAAAAAGAAAGGTGAATCCAATGACAACTAAACCATTCTTCGATGCTGCCCGAGTAATTGCAGGCGGCAAGCTTACACAAGCACAAGTAGATGATCTAAATAAGGTGGTCGATAAACTTGCACCAAGTGAAAAAACTACAAGTGATGTTGGTATTGATTTAATCTCAGGTTTTGAAGGCACGCGATTCAATGCTTACGATGATGGTGTAGGGGTTTGGACCATTGGCACTGGCACAACAGTTTATCCTAATGGCGTGAAGGTAAAAAAAGGGGATACTTGTACACCTGAGCAAGCTAAAGCCTACTTCAAACACGACTTGGCCAAATTTGAAAAGACTGTAAATGAATCTGTGATAGTGCCTTTAAGTCAAAACCAGTTTGATGCTTTGGTTTCACTGACTTACAACATTGGCTCAGGTGCTTTTAATAATTCAACCTTATTAAAAAAACTGAATAAAGGTGACTATCAAGGCGCTGCTGATCAGTTCCTTGTATGGAACAAAGCAGGTGGAAAAGTTATGAAAGGTCTAGTTCGTCGCCGAGAAGCAGAGCGAGCACTCTTTTTAAAGAAGTAACTTATATGTGTAAGCGCACTAAAGTTGCATCTATCCTCACATTGCTGTGTTTAATCTTCTCAGGTTGCACAGCTCACACTATTAATAGTAATGTGAATGTCTCGATTTGTGTAAGGGCTTTGTGATGTCGCAAGTCATGATCATGGTTTCGGAAGCGGGCAGAATGGAGAATACTTGCAATCTACCCGCTGATTTAGATAAGAACGGGAATGTTCTTAAAATCTATGACTACTCATTAAAAGAGTTGACCATTAATTTAGATGGCACTGTGACTTACAATGGCAAAAGATGGACCTTTGATAAGAAGCAAAACTTTTAGTCTTTCCAGCTATCTACAATATCAGCCCAGTCTTGCATCATTTTCCGTCTAGCCTCTAAGTGCTGCGAATGGTCGTACGATGCTTTTGTCTTGTTAGATTCAGCATGAGCAAGCTGTTTTTCTACCCAAGCTTCCTCATAGCCCTTTTCATATAGTAGGGTAGAAGCTGTAGCTCTAAAATCATGAGTGGTAACGCCTTTTAAGCCAATATATTCAAGCATACTGTTAAGCGTTTCTTTAGCTAACATGCCATCATTTTTCTTACTGAAAATAGCAGGGAAAACTAATTCGCTATCACCAGAGATTGTATATTGACGCTTAAGTACTTCATATACTTGGTCAGATATAGGGAGAATATGGATTCTGGATTTTTTCATTGCCTCTTCTGGAAATCTAATAAGTCGTGTATCAAACTCGACCCATTTCCATTGCATCTTTCTAATTTCAATTGCCCGAAGCATTGTATATAAGAGAATGAAGCCAGCATTCTTAACAGTCTCTGTTCCATTGTATTTAGGCAATTGAGTTCTTGCCTTTTTTCTTTCTTCTTTAGTTAAGGCTCTTGCATGTTTTACACGAGGGCGCTTGATCACATCACGTACAGCATAAGTAGGGTCGTTCTCAAGCCTTAAAGTAGCAATTGCATAACGAGTTACAGCACCAATGAATCTTCGATTTTGTAAAGCAGCAGATTCACCCGTCATTTTTCCATTGGTTTCTTTAGTAACACGATTAATCGTATTATTTAAAATCTTCAATACGTCAGCCGCAGTCACATCTTTAATATTTTTTTTGCCAATAACTGGGCATATATCTTTTTCTAAAGCAGTATCGAACTTCTCTTGATAAATTTCAGACTTCAACGTCATACGTTTTACTTTAAATTCGGCTGCAATAGCGTTGAATGTATTTTTTCCTTCTTCTAATGCCTTGGCCTTATTATTTTGTCTATCTTCTACTGGGTGAATACCTTTGGCTAATTTTACTCGCATTTCATCCTTTAAGATTCTAGCGTCTGCCAAAGTAATAGCCGGGTATTCGCCAAGACTCATAGAAGATTCTTTACCATTAAAAACAAACTTAAACCGCCAAACTTTAGCTCCTGAAGGACGAACTTCTATGTAAAGTCTATCTGCATCCAATATTCTGTAGACTTTTTCTTTAGGTTTTAGTGCTTTAATCTTTAGGTCGGAAAGTTTTGCAGAGGCCATGAGGTAAGGGTAAGTAGTTTGTTACCCGCATTATTACCCGTTTTTTTCGAGGATGTAAACAAACTAAAAGGAACTAATAAGAACAACAACTTTTATAATTCAAAAACTTAGCTTTAAAAAAGGAACTATAGAGAATTAAAATAAACATCGACACTTATTATTCTTTACTACTGTTGCTTTCGCCATAATTCAAACTTCCACAATTGCCCCTATTGTGCCGTAAACTGATGCCAAGGTGAAGTTTTTTCCCACATATCAATATTTCGCCTCATGTATAACTTTTGCTAAAATAGGTGCACAATACAATTAGAGTACTAGCGGATGTCTAAAACGCGTGTAATTTATCCTGGAACATTTGACCCTATCACAAATGGGCACGTTGATTTAGTTACTAGAGCATCAAGAATGTTTGATGAGGTCGTAGTAGCGATTGCAATTGGACATCATAAAAATCCTTTGTTCAGTCTAGAAGAGAGAGTTGCACTGGCACAGTCATCATTAGGCCATCTATCAAATGTTGAATTTGTAGGTTTTGATGGTTTATTGGTTAATTTTTTCAAAGAACAAAAGGCTACAGCAGTACTTCGCGGTTTAAGAGCAGTATCTGATTTTGAATATGAGTTTCAATTGGCTAATATGAATCGCCAGTTGGACCCACATTTTGAAGCCGTGTTTTTAACACCTTCCGAACAGTATTCTTTTATTTCTTCGACGTTGATTCGAGAAATTGCACGCTTAAAAGGTGATGTAACCAAGTTTGTTCCGCAAGCTGTGGTTGAAGCTTTTGAACGTAAACATCAACAAGGTTGGTAAAGTGTCGTTATATATCACCGATGAGTGCATAAACTGTGATGTTTGTGAACCAGTTTGCCCAAATGAAGCTATTTTTATGGGTGAAGTGATTTATGAAATTAATCCAGATTTATGTACCGAGTGCGTTGGTCACCATGATCAGCCACAATGTCAATTATTTTGTCCAGTCGACTGTATTCCTAAAGATCCGCAGCATGAGGAAACGGAAGAACAGCTATTAGACAAATATAAAAGATTAATTGCTCAAAAAGCACAAGCAATTAGTGAATAA